TGTGTCCCTCGTTTTCGCATATGTCACAGCACCATTCGTGGACATCCATGCCCATGCTATTGGTATGTATTGTGTCACGATCTACGATCACTTGACCGCAATCATCACACTCGTATAGGTATTCATTCATTGCTATCTCCCTTGTTTGTTTCGGTAGAAACTATTTGCTTCCACTCCTGCTTTTCTCTAGCCCTAAGGACACCATGACACACCACCCTACGGGCAGACCACAAACGCTTGTGGTCCACCCGTACCTTACGGGTCGTGAACATCATCGCACTCACAACAATGCCCCACACTTCTTAAGTTGAGCAACCACCCATGCACTAGGGTCACTGACGATATCCGAGATGGAACCTTTCTGACCACTAAGGATAATGTCAGCACCACCCACAAGTTCATCGGCACGATCACCCTTGGACACGCCACACGGCGTACCGTATCCGTTGCCACTACCGAACTTGCGTGTGACCTGCTCGCCACCACCCTCAATGATACCGAAGTGCATACGGCGTAGGAACGATGGGTGTGCTAGAGGCATGATCGCAGATCGCACATCCCAAGGCTGACCAGCGGTCTGCACAGGGATGATACTGAAACACTTGTCCTTGCCACTAGACACAGCACACACAGTAAACACCTCGGTACTGTAGCCACACAGATTCAATGCGTCACACAATGCGATGACAGCAGCACCCCTAGTGATGATGTCCTTGGGGCTAACCATCGCAGAGAATGTAGAGTCAATGAGCAACCGAACGAACCGTTCGGGACGCAACCCATCCTCCTCGTAACACTCAATGAAACAGTTAGGGTCACCCGTAGCCCACATACCAATGTCTACCCTTGGTGCATAAACATTCATAGCGAACTGTATCAAGGGCTTGACTACCTCGCCTATGGTTTCCCGTACCGTATCTGTGATGGTCATGATCTCCCGAGTAGGTCCATCCCATCCGTCCACAAGTAGCGATGACGCATGATCAAAGTTATCTGACCCATACCAAATCAAATCGTGTGTCTTGGACGAACTACCGTTCTTGTCACGACGCTCGCTAGCGGACCGTGCTAGGTCCGAGAACCCGTCAAAGCGGAACACTATGTCACTACCAAACTTGTCTGTTCTCATGATGATTCTCCAATTAGTTTCTGCCGAAACTAAAGGGACACTCCTTCCAATAGTTTGTCCTGTTGATCTGATGGTAAGCCCGTCAATATCTTGGCGGTCACTGCTTGCTTGACTGTTAGCCCTGCGACCACACCCTTGGTCACATGAACGCTAGCCCTAGGGGTAACGAACACTCGTAGCCCATGCTTGTACCCATTGGCACGAATCCTAGTAACGATATCGTGAACTCGTGGACCCGTCACACTACAGATATTCGTGACTAGTTGTCGTTCTAATTTCTCGTCCACAAAGATCTCCTCCTTGACGAACCTATCCAAGGTGGCACCGTTGATACGATTAGTACCAGCGAACTCTACGCTACCGCCCTGACCGTAGGTATTACCCGTCACGATGATGCGGAACTGTTCGTGAGCAATGACACGCTCCCCATTCGGGAAGTCGTAGAACCCGTTAGCCGTGAGCAAGTTCAAGTTGGTACCCAACGAGGCGTGACCCGTATCAAACTCGTCAATGACATACAGACCACCGTTCTTGTAGATATCGTATAGCCCACCGTCAATGTAGTCGCCAGTGATAGGTGACTTGTAGCCAAAGATCTCCGCTCGTTGGGGTAGGGCATCAGCCTGAATGACGACAGTCCTAGGTAGACCCAATGCCTCGGCAACTTGTGTCGCCATCGTAGTCTTACCCACACCAGCACCACCCGTCAAGAACACAGGGACATTAGCGGACACCCAAGTGAGCACCGTACTAAAGTGGGCATGGACAAGTCCCGTGATCGTAGACCTAGGGACTTCGTTGATGACGATCTGATTAGGTACGCTAACCACCTTGGCGACCTCGGTTCTGATCATCTCGTTCACCTTGGCGTAATCCACACTACCGCCGAGTAGATCACGAACCTTGGCGAGAACATCAGACTCATTAGTTTCTACAGAAACAACCTCGTCGTCGTCGTCCTGCATGTCCTCGTCTACCTTAGATGGTACGGGCTTAGTCGGCACGAACTCGTGACCCAACAAGAAGTCCAATAGACGCTGCTTAATCTCCGCACTAGGCACTGTAGCCCAAGTATTAGAACCCAACACTCGGAACGCTAGGCGTACCAACTCGGGGCGTGACACGATAGACGCTAGTCTAGCGGTCACATCGTTGTTGCTATCCGTAGCCCACACTACACCGTCATCAGTCATGTAAACCTTGACGAACATTCTACTCGGTTGCTTAGCCATTTCATTTCTCCTTTGGTTTGTTTCTGCCGAAACTTTTTCGGCTAGAATAATTTACTAGAAGTTTGCTAGTCATTCGCTGACAACTACTACCTTACCACCCCTAGGGACCGTTGTCAAGCCCTAGAGGTGTGACTCTTGTCACACGAACATATGTTCGGTGACCTTTCATGTAACCTAGGTAGGTGGGGCATGATACATTAGTGCCATGCCCCACACCACCCGTACTAGATACCGTACACTTCCTCGGCGTTCTCCAACATGAGCGTCACATCAGCATAGCCACGCTCCGCCCAATACGATGCCAACTTACTAGCGTCATGGACATTACCCACGAAACCCGTGATGATAGCACCATCAACCCATACCGTATACAGGGCACCATCATTAGTTTCTGCCGAAACTTTTGTTTCGTCATAGCATGATTGACACACGATATTATCGTGGACATCAGACCACACGGGGCGATAGTTAGAATGTGTCGTCATCTTATCCCAACATAACGGACATCTAGTGCCCAAGAACTCGGCGTTAGTTTCTGTAGAAACATTAGAAACATTCATGATGTAGCCCATTCCTGCAATACCCTAGAGGCACGACTGTGTGCTAGATAAGGATAATCCTCAATCAAAATATCGTGAGCAATCTGCCACACTAAGTTCGGGACATTACTGAGGTCACCATATAGTGACACTAGTCGCCTATCTGCCATACTGAACCACTCGGCAGTCTTATCTAGTTCACCACTCTCGGCGTTAATGAACGCACCGTGAAGGGCGAGAGATAATATCGGATCAAGTTTCATACCATTAGTTTCTGCCGAAACATTCATGATGCCACGACCTTACGGTACCAAGTAAGGCTAGCGATCTCAACACTATGGCACTTCCACCCTGATACGGGCAAGAATGATTCAACCATCACCAAGATTTTGCCCTCATCATCGGGCAACCCCTGAACGCTGACATGTTCGCCAACGCTACCACCCCTACCCTTAGTCACCCAATAGATATCACCCTTGATCAAGTGTTCACCCAATGCTACGATTTCCAAATTGTTTTCCATGATATGTTTTCCTTTTGTTTCTGTAGAAACCATCACCCGTTGCGATGGTTAGCGGATACCCTAGGAATTGCACCTAGGATTACGGCTACTATCTACTGTCTACCGTACCCTTATTAGTTTCTGCCGAAACTACTAGAAATTACTAGACGAAATCCTTATAGACCTCGGCGTACCCCTGACCATTGACATTAGTCAAGATCTTTCGCACACCTTTTTTATCTGACATGCTACCCCAACCCCTAGAGATAGGCGTAATCGTGTCGTCATCATGAATGATCATCATGAGCGTAGCGTAATGATAGATCTCAAGATAGCCATTCAGCCCGTGATTAACGGCACGCCACGACGAACACTTGATGCCGTCACCATTATGCCAACGGTTACGGGCTATCTCCACCAAATTGGTTAAGTTCAAGTTCATCTCACGCCTCCACTTCTTGATTAGTTTCTGCCGAAACATCGTCACCATAGAAATCTAGGCGCATATCAAACTCATTAGCCGCGTCGTATTCATAATCAGAGACATTATTATCTCGCTGATCTTGCATAATTTCTAGCAACTCTAAGTGTGTGAATCCGTCAATCATAATCATTCCATTCTATTTATAGGTAGCGGAATTGCTACCAGCACCCTACTAGGGAATCGCGCCCCACACCGTGAACATATGTCCACGCCTACCTACTTAGGGTATGGGGATTAGTTTCTACCGAAACTAATCCCCATATTTCTAGATTACTTACCCTCCCCCTGTCGCAACACTTCAAGGATTACATCATTAGCGCCGATACCGTTCTTATCTGCCCACTTGTAAAGGTTAGCGACCATAGTTTCTAGAGTCTGTTCTTTCGGCTCCTGCTCGCCCATGATGGCGGTATAAGCGCCATACAGTGAGCCATGCTCGGCAACGCACATCTCTAGTCCCTCGGCGTAATCGTTGGCGGTGACGGGCGACTGATCAAGGTCACGCCCGTCTAACACTAGGGCGAGATAATGACGGGCAACCTTGCCACCCTTAGAGAGTAGTCCCTTATCGGCACCGCTACTGTCTACGATTTCTTTCGCTTTTGCGATTTTCATATCGGCGACACTAGCCAACAAGAAATAGGAGCGGAGCGCCACTAGTCCGTTCTGTCCTTTTGTTTCGGTTTCTGCCGAAACCGCTTTTGTCCATGCGCTACTGTCGCCCATGTTCTCGGCGTTAATATTGGGGACCGAAACCGCTCCCCCTACTTTCGTGGTTTCAATTTTCATTTTGATTACTCCTAGTTTGTTATGCAAGGCGTGTTCCTTGATAAATAGAACACTACACCCCTAGGGGACCAATGTCAAGGGATTTCTACGGAAACTTGTGTGACTCTTGTCACACGAACATATGTTCGCCTAGCCTACGGGCGCGCGAAATACCACACTAGGGGACCAATGTCAAGCCCAAACGACACATATTTATGTGACATTTGGCACATCCCGTCAGATCGCCCCGAGTGCCCAAAATGACCTACCACCCCCGAAACACGCCCGAGACCATCCTAGGCGATTCTAAGCAGACCACACCGAACGCATGTTCGTATGCATAATTATTCATCAAGACTGCATAAAATGTCGCCCAAATAATACTTGTATAGTACAACTATTCTTCGCACCCCTCCGCCGAGCCTGCCCGATATTGGGAATGAGAACCATTCTCACTATGAAACTATTGTCGCCCACTATGCCACTACTTGTTTCTATAGAAACTATAGTTAACCAGCGAATACTTGCACCATACAACTATTGCGCTCGCAACTATTGCACCCACAACAACATACCCCGCGCGCACCCTAGGGGGTACCCACGCCCCCCTGCCCCGTCAACTAGTTAGGGTCCCTAAAGACCCATAGCCGTGTGACCATATTTATATGATTGGGTCCTTATGTCTTGTCCACGCCAATGGGGGTACCCATTTAGGCAAATCCGCAGGTCAAATATAATATTGTATTAATATTTGCGACTTGGAGCGTATTGCAAAAAGTGTGTAACACACTTTTTGAGCACTGCTGTCCCTGCACTATAGTTGCCATTCTCTAGTTCGTAGGTACATGCGACCCAGTAGTACATGTCGTTCTCCGCTACTAGGTATCCTACTGCACTTAGGATACATGGTTCGTGTTTGGCATCGGGTTCGTGCCATGTGTCTCCCATGCTGTAGTGATCTTCCCAAAAGATTTCTACTAGTGGTGGGATTTTGGGGGTTTTCTTTTTTACCATTTTGTTTTGTCTGCCCAGTATGCGGCGGACATCTTGCCTTTGGCAATATTGCCCGCGTGTCGTGCTTTGAATGATTCTCGTCGTGCTTTAGACGCGGACGATTCCCCCGCCTTTGGGGGTGAGCCGCTAACGCCTTGCTGACCAAACCTGATTAGTTTAGTCGTATTTCCTTCTTTGGCTAGGACTGCATGTGATTTGGTGGGATGTGATGGCGTGCGCTTGGGCGCATTGTATCCACTGAATGTTTCTTTTCCACGCTTGATAGATGCCATTACTTCTTCTTTGGCTTAGCCTTCAGTTTTGCCTTAGGACCGTACTCCATCTTTTTTTCCATTTTGGATTCGGAACCTTCATGCTTCTTAGCCGCTTTCTTAGCGGCAGCAATCCCAGCCTTGGTGTACGGGAACTTCTTACCTTCAACGATTGGCATTATATCCTTCTTTCGTTTGTCCACGCCTTATTGCACTATACTATATTGTTACTATAGGAATTGTAACATTCCACTTTGTTACATGTTACAATTCTATACTATAAGGGAACTATAAATATTTCCCCCCCTACCCCCCCATTATCGTTCGGTACCCCTACCGAACGATAAATCACTAGTATGGCACACGAAATAAGCGAGGACAACACCCCCCTACTGGACTCGCGCCAAACACAATACATAGAATGGCTAGTAACCCCATCGCCTGAGAGAACCCCCCGAACTCAGGGCGAACTAGCCAAGTTGCTAAAGGTAGATCCAACTACCCTTAGGCGATGGGAAAAGAAGCCTGCCTTCAAAAAGGAATGGGACTCTAGGGTCAACGAGATCCAAGGTTCTCCTGAGCGCACCCAACGACTGTTGGATGCGTTATATGGCAAAGCATTGGAAGGCGACAATCGTGCCGCCCAACTATATCTACAAGCCACCAATCGGCTTGTACCAACTACGATTACCGTCCAAGGAAACTCTGCCAGTGAATTGTCCGATAGTGATTTGGATAAGTTGCTTGCTAGTATGGCTAGTCGTGAACAGTCAAAGCGTTTGCGTGTCGTCTAATAAAACGAACGAATGTCCCATCTGTGGGGAGTTCTTTCCAGCGAATCTTAAAGAATGTCCATTCTGTGAAAACACTACTAGGAATACTAAATACAAGGACGACAACGAATGAGCATTGGCAATCATGACTACTAATTTTCCTACAAGTATTGATGCTCTAGTTAATCCTACGGCTACGGATAGTCTTGCTACTGTCAACCATGCTCAACAGCACGCTAATGCGAATGATGCTATTGAGGCTATTGAAACACAGATTGGTACTACTTCTGCTCCTGTGCTGGCTAGGTTGGCTAGCCCTACTTTTACAGGTACTGTTAAAGCAAAACCTACATCGGAAGAATATCCTAGAGCGCAGATTTCTGATTCAGGAAAGATTTGGTCGCAGTCATCTAAGTTTACTCCATATACTGGCACACACAACGATCAGAATGTTGGTTATGGTACTGATACTCAAGTTTATATTGAACGAAATGATTTAACTTCTGACTTGGTTACATTGAGAATGAATCGCTTTCAAGCGATTGTTCGTGACCGAGCACAAGTAACTTCAGCATCAGGAACATTCCCATTAACTTTAGGAACGATTACTCTTGCGGATGTATCGGGGTTCCTTAGTGCTGGTTATGGTACTTTATTTTATGAGCAGTACAGCAATAGTCTCACTACAGCAGGAACATTGCCTGCTGGTTGGACGGACCGCACACCGTTTGCAAGTCCTACTCAAGGGTTCACGGTTACTTCTACTGGTGCTTATTGTTCTACGAACAATGCACCTAGTATTGCTACCGTTGACACTGGTGAATTAAGTCAGGAAGTTGTTTGTCAATTTTCGGGGACATTGCAAACTGGTATGGGAATCGTTGTTAGATACAACGATATTGGCGGCGGTGCTGCTTCGTGGATTAGTGTTCGTTATAATGCTACGATTGGTGCTCTAGATATTTATGGTATCTATAGAGATACTGGTGGAACCACTACTTCAGAGTATATTGCTTCAACTGCAACTGCTGGTTTCTCTACAGGGATGTATGTGAAAGCCATTCTTGAGGATGAGTTTATTGCCGTATATACTGGTGAAGTTGACGGTAGTGTAATTGAATATTCAAATCCAATCACATCCAAAATAGATAGTTCAATAGTGGGCGGAATTATTGCAAACAAATTGCTTAGTGGAACTAATGCTGGACTAGTGCAACATGGTACCACTGTTGAACCTGCACAAAGATACACAAACTTTTCTGTCCGAACCAAAAAATCTTTCACATACACAGGTAAAACTGTTACTACTTCACCTGCTGGAACTTTGACTGGTGTTACTTGTTCAACAACAAAAACTTTTACTGCTGGTTCAACCACTAGCGCAACCTATACTGACCTCAGCCCTGTTAATATTGTTCGTGCGGTTGATACTATTGGCGCAGTAATTTGGCGACTTAAGAATGTTGGTGGTCAACACACTACCGATAACATTACGATGGGCGGTAATGATGATGCTGGCGATATTGGTTTAGTATTCCAATCCGATATTGACCGCAGTAATTCGGGACTAGTATTTTTTGGTGATGACGCACCTACTGACACACCTAACCGTTCTAGTAATCGTGGTACTTTCTTGCGTCGTGTGGCGGCACGACTTATCCGTTCGGGTGGTCGTCTGCATATTGCACCATCTGATCTTAATAACTTTGCTGGAACAGCGACAAGTAGTGGCACTCCCACTGCACCTCATCTAGGTATCGGTAATGTTGACACAGGTCTATATCTGACCACTGCGTCAGGCGTTGATACTTTGAGGGTTGCTGTTGATGGGGCGAATGTCGCATCGTTTTCGTCTACTGGATTTAATGGTGCATTGGCATCAACGGCGACTGCGACAACTCAGACTGTTGGCGATAACTCAACGAAGGTTGCGACGACTGCGTTTGTTACAACAGCCAACCAGTCACTAGGGACTTACACGGCATACACGCCGACTTTTACTAACTTGACGGTTGGTAACGGTACTTTGGCGGCGCAGTATTGTCGGGTTAATAACTTTGTTCATGCTTTCGGTTCATTTACTTTTGGTTCAAGTTCTGTTATGTCGTCAAATCCTTGGTTTACTTTGCCAGTCTTGACTGTCACCGCAGAAATGGGTGCCGCAGGAATGGTGATGGGTACTGTTTCCTATATTACTGCCGCTGGTACAGTCACTAAGGGAACTGCAAACGGTTTCACTGCTTCAAGTGTTGCACAATTCTTTGTGATTACCACCTCAGGAACCTACGAAGGTCAGACAGCACCAACGGCGACTGTGCCGTTTACTTGGACAACAGGCGACATCATCCGCTGGAACATCATGTACAAGGCGGCATGATGAACTTATTAGCAGACCACGAAACCACAGCACCCGACGAAATACTGGTGCAGCGTATGCGTGGTATGTTAATTTAATAAATAATGGAGAAACATAATGGCAACTAACTTTCCTACATCACTAGATGCACTAACTAATCCTACATTAGGTCAGGCATTAAACTCACCTAGCCATAGTGGTCAACACACTAATAGCAATGATGCTATTGAAGCACTACAGGCTAAGGTGGGGGTCAACTCTAGTGCTGTAACAACTAGTCTTGATTATAAGATGCGGATTAATAATCCCGTTGGTGAGATTACTTTGTGGGCTACATCAACCGCCCCTACGGGTTGGTTGATTGCTGATGGTTCCGCCATTAGTCGTTCTACTTACTCGGATTTGTTTGCTGTCCTAAGCACAACATATGGTGTTGGTGACGGTAGTACAACTTTCAACCTACCCAATCTCAAGGGCAAAGTTCCTGTGGGACGAGACTCTAGTCAAGTAGAGTTTGATACCGTTGGTGAAACTGGTGGTAGTAAAACTAGTGCGTTGACATCAACTAATCTTCCTGCACACACCCATACTGTTGACTCCAATACTTTGGATGTTCTTTATAACGCTGGTAGTTATACGACTGGTTATATTACTGGACGCGACGCAAACAACGATGGCGTCATTGATGGTACTAGTAACACTTTTGGTATTGCTGTTGGTTCCGCTACGGACCATACTCATACTATTGCTACTAGTGGTGGTAACGGTACGGCAACTGGTAACACCTTCAGCAATCTTGCACCCTATATTGTCCTAAACTATATTATTCGTTTCTAGGTTTCATTATGGCTGGAAGAATCTATAACGAACCAACTTTAACATATGAACCCAATATTCAATATAATGGTGTTTATGATAGTTCAGGAAATGTTTTGGGTCGTCCCTTGAATGATAGAATTAGAATGAGTCCCGTTTGGGATAGGCGCAAGCCTAGATATATTCGTCCTCGGACCTAGAAAGCAATTACCCTCGGAATTAGGATGTAATGGAATTATCAGAACTTGTCCACGAACGAGAGTGGCGTTTATGTCGCGGTCCCGAAGATGGGACCGTAGAAGATCTAGTGGTTGCGTTCTCGCATTTCTGCGAGAACTACTGGTATATTAAACATCCTGAGCGTGGACGAATAAAGTTTGATATGCGTGAAGCGCAGATTGAAACCATTAGATCGTGGATGGATAACCGCTATAGCGTAGTTCTTAAAGCGCGTCAGATTGGTTTCTCCACTCTAGCCGCAGCCTATTGTTTTTGGTTAACTTTCTTTCAGTCTGATAGATTTGTGATTATGCTATCAAGAACTGAGCGTGAAGCAATGAAGTTGCTTCAGAAGTCCAAGTATGGTTATCGTTGGTTGCCCGAGTGGATGCGTGTTCGCGGTCCACGCTTGCTGACAGACCATCAACTTAAAATGGTGTTTGACAATGAGTCCGCTATTGAATCGTTGCCATCTAGCAACGATCCTGCTCGTGGTGAATCAGTCTATTTGGTAGTCGTGGACGAAATGGCGTTCTTACCTAATCCTGATGAGGCTTGGGCTAGTATTGAACCGATTGCCGATGTTGGTGGTCGGGTCATCTGCCTTAGTACCGCTAATGGTAGTGGCAACTTCTTCCACAAACTATGGGTTGGGTCACAAACTGGCACTAACCAGTTTGTTGGGGTCTTTTGGTCTTGGGATGCTGGTGACCGCAATCAAGATTGGTATGAGGTTAAACAAAAAACTTTACCATCTTGGCAGTTGCATCAGGAATATCCTAGGAACCCATCTGAGGCGTTTATCAAGTCAGGTAACCCTGTGTTTGATTTGGATGTTGTGGGGGCTATGGTGGCTTCTGAACCCGATTGTGGACACATTGTACCTAACGACGGGTTTGTCCTCGCCACAGAGGGTCCTATGCGTGTTTGGGAGTACCCTGAGTTGAATGAGACTTATGTGATGGGGGCGGATGTCGCGGAAGGTTTATCTTACGGCGACTATAGTTCCGCCCATATCATTAACGCTAGGACGGGAATGGTAGTAGCCCACTATCATGCTCGCATTGAACCTGATCTATTTGGAGACATGCTGTGTGAAATCGGCTGGTTCTACAATAACGCTTTGTTGGGTGTAGAAAATAACAATCATGGTCTAACCACCCTAAAGGCTATTCAAAGATATGGGTATCAGAATATCTATCGCCAACGAAGGTTGGCTCATGCTCGTCCTGTCCCTACGGAAGTGCTTGGTTGGCGTACTACTAGTTCATCTAAGCCACTGATGATTGACGAGTTATCTGCGGCTATGCGTAACGAAGATTTAGATCTATGTTGCGAGTATACGATTGGTGAGTTGCGAACTTTTGTTCGTAAGGAGAACGGTCGTATGCAGGGTTCCCCTCATGACGACCGTGTGATCTCTTTGGCTATCGCTAATCAGATGTTGAAGTTTGTGTGGTTGCCTGAGTATTCTGTGGGTGAAACTATCCCTAGGAACTCGTTGGCTTGGTGGGAGCAGTTTCTACAGAAACCTGAAATGCCCAAAAATCAACCGATTGGTGCATATAATGTTCGGCATGGTGCAGGTATCACGCGGTAACGAACGATTGTCCTATTGGTATGACTAGTTATCGTTGCGAACAATGCGAAAAAGTAGAGGTTGTTGATATGATTCCCCGCCGAGGCAAAGTTTGCTTCGGCTGCCATATCAAAGGTATTCGCCTAGGTTTCAAGCATGGTCAAGAGGACTTTCATGGTCCGACAATTAAAGAACGACAGGATAAAACTATTGCCGACGCTCGCGCTAACGGCTTAAATCCTGAGCCTGTTGGGACTAAGTGGATCTGATATGTGGGCTGTTCCTGTTGTTGTTGCCTTGATTGGTGGACCTATGATGTGGTTACTAACCAAGTTTGACCGTAGGAATACGGAGCAACATGGGGCTAATATGAGTGTTCTTAAAAGTATTGAAGTTAAGATAGATAAGATTGATGACCGTCTTGACGGTCATATTGATTGGCACTTGAAAGAGGAATCATGAAATATTCAGAATCAGCAAAGAGAGCAGTTGCAACATTCGTTTTTGCTTCAACGGGTATTCTTATCGGTGGTGCTATCAGTGATTTGGATATTTGGAAAACAGCCCTTTGGACTGGCGTTGGTTCACTGATCAACTACATTTATCGTGCTTCCGAAGAATATATTAACAGCATTGATGCAGAATAAATAACCATTAACATAAACCAAAACAACAAGGATTCACTATGACTATTCTAAAAACAGAAACAACAACACTAGGCGCATTAAACGCCGTAACAACAACTATGGACATTAGCGATGCTGATCATTTGGCAGTTCAGATAAATGGAACTTTTGTTGGCACTTTGACATATCAAGTAAGTCTTGATAATGTAAACTTTTTTGCTTTGGCGATGAGATCAAGCGCACAAACTACAGCCACCACGCTCACTAACACTACCACAACAACTGGAATTGCTGTTCAAGCCGTTGGACCATTTAAGTTTTTCAAAGTAACAATGACTGCATATACTAGCGGTAGTGCTTCGGTGGCGGTTGTTTCTTCACGGGCTTCTAAGTAGATATAATGGCTCGTCCCTCTAATTACGATATTCTTGCGCGTTACCGCAAGAAAATATCTAGTTCTAAAAAATGGCGTAAAGAAGAATCATATGATGAAACTTGGAAGCGTCTAATAGATCTGTATCGTGGACGACACTACGAACATTTCACTGACGAAGATCGCATCTTGGTCAACATGGCGTTCTCTACCATCAATGTGATTGCACCATCTATTGCTGTTAACTATCCTAAGATTACTGTTGCTGCTATCAATCCTGAGAACGCTGATAATGCTATTATTTCTGAGGCTGTTGTAAACTATTGGTGGCGGCATCGTGACATTAAAGGTCAGTTCCGTCGTGGTGTTAAAGACATGCTTATTGTCGGTCATGCTTGGATGAAGGTAGGCTATAAGTATGTTGAGGAAGAACGGATTGGTGACGATGAAGATGTCAACGATCCTAATGTTCCTGAGAACTATACGCAAACAACATATAATGTTCTTGAGGACGCTCCATTCGTGGAGCGTGTCTCACCTTTTGATATCTTTGTTGATCCTGATGGTACCAACATGGATGATATTAAATGGATTGCTCATCGTGTCCGTCGCCCCATTAGCGATGTGCGTACTGATCGTCGTTACAATAAGTCTGCACGAGAAGATGTTAGTGCCGTATCATTCTCACGCTACAGCACTGATGAACCTACTCATCGTAAGATCAATGATCGTGATGAGGGTTATGCTGACATCTTTGAGTTTTATGATCTACGAAACGATACTGTTAGTGTGTTCGCTGAAAGTGCTGACACATTCCTAATCAAACCACAGAAGATGCCTTATGCTTTTGGTCATCCTTTTGTGATGCTACGCAACTATGATGTCCCTGATC